TCTGTAGAGCGTGGTGCTCTGTCAATTTGTACGTTAGCCATTGAGTTGTTGCTCCTTTACTTTATACTTGGCGTATACCTCTAAAGGTACTCCAAGACGTTTTGCTATAGCGACTTCAGATGTGTTCAGAGTGACTTTTTTAGGTGCGGTAGTTCTACCTACCGATGCCACTGGTGAAGATTTCTTTTTGTCGAAGTTCTTTGGGAATACTTCCCGTATGCGGGAGTCTACTCGCTGATAATACTCGTCAGAGGTAGGGTCTACACCGGATTTAACCAATTTTTCGTGCAGTCCATAAGCGAAGGCGGTCATCTCTTCATCTTTACCAAACCATGGATTCTTTCCAGCCCAGCTCTCGGCTTTATAGTCTCTTGGTGGCGCTTCTGGCACTGATGGTGGAATATATACATCATTACTTTGTGGTTGTAAAGCTTTTTGTTGTACAGGCGGCACCAAGTTAGCTAACTGCCGTTTTTGATTGGCTAATTCGCTTAACTCTTCCTGTGCTTCAAGTACTCCATCTGTATCACCCGTTTCAAAAGCTTGACGGTATTTATCCTGCGCAATTTTATGTGCGTATTCTAAACGGCCTTGAGCTTCCTTCGTATACTCCTGATGACCCCAGTTAAGTGTGCTTTTTAACTGTTCGTTTTCTGCAAGAATAGCCTGAGCAATACGTATAGCTTCAGCATTTTGTCTTTCTAACGCTTCTTTCTCACGTTTAGCATCGTGGTACTTATGGTTTATCTGATTAATGCGTTTTTGAACGCCTTTAGAGTATGATTCTAACTCATCATCGTCATCGTCCTCTGCATCAGCTAACTTAGTTCTACCTCGATCTTCTTCAGGAGTATCGTCTACGATATCAACTTCGTAATCATCGCCCCCATCAAGATCTACATCAATATCTTCGTTTTCGTATTCTTCAGCCATTTATCCTCCTAGTATGCGCGGCTAATGCCACGTGGGTCAGCAACTGTACCTTCAATCATGTCATCATTTACTAAGATGAACTCTTCCCCATCAACAGAGAATCGTGAACCACGATATGCTCCAATTAACACGAAATCACCTTCTTGACACCAAGGACCTGTTGGAAATTTTACTTTATCTTCATAAGCCATGTTGCCTACTTTAAGCACCATACAAACTACAGCACCTGCCTCTTCTTTCTTTTTGAAAGCGTCTGGCATTTCAATACCGCTTGCTGTTTTATCCACTATCTTTGGTTTAATCAATAAAAGCTTGTAACCTACCGGATCTGGTAAGCGGTCAGCTAATGACTCCCCTTTTTCGATAGTAGCATCCGTATCTATATTTCCTATATCTTTGGTACTCATTAATTTTCTTCCTCGATTTTTTGCAGGTCTTTTAAACGATTAAGAGCTAAGGACAGACCCGATAAAGTCCCTACCAATAATTTGTAAGCTGGGAAGTCCTCAACACGCCCTTTTGCAAGGGCGTCCATGTGAGCAACTATCTCATCTTCAAGATCTTTACGCAGTACGTCTAGTACAGTTTTCATTCTTTACCCCATCGCTGTCTTTCTTCAATCATTTAGCCTCCTGTGGTGTTGCGTAAAGTGGTATTACTTCTTCAAGTTCAAAGTCTATATCAGGTAGCACTTGTTGAATTACATATTCTCCCGAAGCTCTATTTATTATTTTCCAAGCTGCCGCCCCAAGCTTTAAGAGTTCTTTACGTTCTTCACGCATTCTATGTCTTAGGAGACGTTGTATTTCATTATTTAATTGGTCTTTAGCAAAAAATACAGACCTCAACTGCTCAGCATCAGATAGCATAAAATAATGGTGTGTATAACCAATAACAGGGTGTTCATCCGCATCATTTTTATATAAAGAAACTAATCTTGTGTTGTCATCTAAGTTGCTCATTTAGCTTTCTCCAAGTTCTTTTCCATTTTTAACCCATAGGTGGTTGTGGAGGTGGTGCAGGTGCTGGCGCTCCTTGTGGTGGTGGAGGCGCTGCTGGTGCTCCTTGTGGCCCAGCTAAAGGCATTGGTGGGACCGCGGCTTGTCTTTGAGCTTCTATTTGTTGAGTCGCCATATCTAACCCTTTAAATAACCCTTGAACCTTAGCGTCTTCGCCTTGAAGCATTAATTTAGCCTCATTGTTTAGCATCGCTATCTCTTTACTAGCGTCAATCTTCTTAAGCTCGATCTCTTTTTTGTTATTGATCTCTTGCTCTTTAAGTTGTAACTCTTTCTGCTGCATCTGTACTACAGGGTCTTGTGCTTGCTGTTGAGCCGTTTGTTGGGCTTGTTCAGCTTGGTTCGCTTGTAGTAGTTGTTTAGCTGCATCAGCAGATAGTTTTGCCAGTTGTACTGCCATTTCAGGGCTTAACTCTGTATCTTCTGGAGGTAGTGTAGTACCTAACTGAGTCTCTATACCTCTACGGTATTGGAAGCCCACATGCTCCATGATATGTGCCATTAACGCCTGTTTTATCACCGATGCTTGTGGATTTTGGCCCATTGCTGCCGCTATCTTAGGATCAGTTAACATGCTGTTATGCACTGTTAAGTGTGCATCATGGTCTTGCTCTATGAACGCTTTGACAGGTTTAGCTTTAAGAATGTCCATATTCTCTGTTACAGGATCAGTTGGCTTTTGATCTTCTTCCACAATAACAATCTTATCCGCATCTTTAATACCCATAACTTCAAGCATTTGTCGATGTAGTACAGGTAAGTTGTATATTTGTGGAGATTGTTGAGCTAACTGGATAGCTGCTTGGTACTGAATGATCCTTTGCGCCATAGTACTAGCGTTCGGATCAGAGACTGGAATAATATCAACTTTATCGTAGTCTTCTTTTTTAGCAGATGGTTCAGCATCAAACTCTGGCATGTAGTCATAAGCAGGGGCAGTATAGTCTCTTACCAACGCTGCAATTAACTTAAACTCTTGCTCCATCGAATAGTGAACACGAGCCTGAACAGCTGACATCACCTTTAGAGTTCTTTCCAAAATAGCCAGTGTAGTGCCTACTGGCGCCTCGCCATTCATGTTATCCAGCTTAACATCAGCAACTGCTGCTAATCTACGGCCTTCTTCTACTACGTTCTGTAATAGTGTGAATAGTGTTTGGCTTGGCTCTTTATATGGGAGCGGTAAGATGTTGTCTTTAATATTAGAAGATGGTACATCAACATCCCGCCATTCACCCGGCATGATCGGAGTGTCATCACCTTTAATCCTAAGACCTCTAGACTTTAAACCACCGGGTAGGTTACTTAATGTGCCCGCATCAATTAACTGTCTGACAATAGAAGTTGCAGATTTAGCAAAGCCACCAATAAGATGAATAAGCCCGTAGCCATAAGCACCGAAACCGGGGATATAAGTATACTGTACAAAATGTTGCTTAGCTTGTTTAAGAGGGTCATGTTCATCCCAGTTACGTCTAATGGATAAAATCTCTTGTGTACCTTGTTCAATGGTCACAACATACGGCAGGGCTATGCCTGTCTCTTCACCTGAGTCATCATCAACATCTTCAAACCCAACAAGATCTAACTCAACCTGCATCTCTAGGAGTCTGTAGCGGTTGTCATATGTGGCTTTATACCCATCAGCCTCGTCTTTGCGCTTCTGAATATCGTCAAGGTCTTTTGTTGGTTCACCAAGGTCTATATCACGATAGAACTCCGCATACTGTAGCTTCTTAACATCGTTCTTGGTCTTACGCATGACATGAGTAAGTCTTTCTGCAGTACGCGCATCAGATGCTCCATAGGGTATATAAAGGTCTTCTGCAGGTACAAACATACTTACCTGACGATTTAACGATGGATCAAAATACACTTTCTTAAACGCGGCTCCTGCCAATGCCAAGGACCACAACATCTTTTCATGTTCAGGTCTAAACTCGATCATTTTTTCCGTAAGCTGGTAGTTCATGTCTTCTACAACACGTTCTGCAGACTTCTGGGTATCAGGGTCATCTTTGCCGATTATTCGGGCTTTTACAGGCCCCTGAGCAGGAAAGGTTTCAGAGATCATCTCAGACTGAAAGCGGATAGCCGCTTCTGTTAGCATGGGGTGGTATACACCACAGGCACCTTGCCAAGGTTCTGAACGCTCTTCAATTTTTAAACCTAACAAATCTAACCCATCTACATAAGTAGACTCCCACTCTTTACGAGCGTTCTTGTCATTGTTAAAGTCATCAAGTAAGTCAGCTACTAATGAGGCCATATCTGCCTCGTCCATGTACTCCGCAAGGTTCGCATCAAACCCCGGCTCTTGTTCCATCTCTACATCAACTTCAGTATCAATAGGATCCATCGGATCCCCAATACTTACCTCAATCGGTGCCTCATCATCTTCTTCTAAAAACGGGCTCTGCGGTTGCATTGCCTTAAATATGTTGTTTGGGACTTCAGCCATCTGTAGATCCTTAAGTTGTGTTCGTTAATAATAGTTAGCACGTTTCTTATACATCCAGTTGTCTTCGTCAATATCCTTATCTTTAGCGGAGCCAATGAAGCCCCCAGACCTAAACCGCGCAAGAGCTAATGTTACAGCATCTACAAAGTCATCATTCCTACCCGATGGAAACGAAGCCACCTCGTCAATCACTTCTTCAGCCCAGCGTGTAGACGGTGCCCAGACTTTACCTGAAGCAAACATGTCAGATACTGCATTTAGTCGTGATATCTTATCTTGTCCGCGTGAAGGTGTAAACTCTTGTACAGGTACGCCCATACGTCTTAACTCGTAAATTAGTGGGGCTCCTGATGCTTTCTTCTCAATAATAACACCATCTGGCTCCCACTCTTGATAAAACTCTAATGTCCGTTGCTTTAAATCAGGGAACTCTAGCCGCTCTCGCCACGCTTCTAACAGTATTAAGTTCGGTTGATCTCCGTCTTCAGGATTGTTCCACACACCAAATATCACGATGGCGCTGTAGTCAGCACTGGTCTTTTTCTCAAACGCCGTATCCATCGACATCAACAGGAAGTCACAGTCAGGTGGCTCTTTCCCTTCCCACTCTTGCCACCACTCTCGCTTAACGATAGCCGTAGACTCAGATGTGGGCTGCTGCTGGTACTGTGCTTGCCATTTACCGCTAGGTATCTCAGCTTTTACCGCCATTAACTCTTCAATAGGCCAGAACTCAGGCCAAAGCGGTTTGCCACTAGGTAGTATGGCTGGAAACTCAATCACCTCCCACTTGTCGCCACCCATCGCAGCAGACTCAAGTATCTGGCCTGTAAGATCTCTAAGACTCCAAC